GGTATACTCCTAACATAGTTGTTGCACTTCTTACTTTCATGTACTTTCTTATAGGCATGTGTTTGAATATCCTGTTATGTGAGTCTCCTATGATAAAAATTCTCAATTCACAATTATCTATGAAATATTTTAATGATACATTTCCTATAAAATTAGATTTATGAATACTTAATCTATTAATACTTAAACTATTAGTATAATTTGTATATAAATGTTTCGCTAATTCCGCTTCTAAATTAGTATCATGACGACATAAATTTTTTTCATAAGCATCCTTCATATCTTTTTCAGGTACTATAATACCTTTTTCCAAATTAAAATGACTAAATCCTAGAACAGTCACATCATATTCGCTAGAATATAAAAAATAGAATATAGCCATTAGTCCTGTTGTTGGCCATCCACATACTTTCTTTTTTTTGAATCCAGGACACACAGTTCGTATATATTCCAAATATTGTGTCGGTATAATTTTATCACCTTTTCTTAATTTAAATTTTGTTTGATGTACATCAAATATTATACACTCTTGATGTTTTCTTTTAACACACCGTGGATATCCCAACCCTTTCTCACATATACATTTATACTTTGGTAAATTATCATGTTTATTTTCGCAATTTACATAGCATATATAATCATATTCATCTATATTATATATAGGTGTCTTTAGATATCTCCCAATTACTAGTACCTTCATTATTTTATTTTTTATTTTATATTCATATTTTAGACTATCTTTTGTATATTTGTTGATTTTAATAGTTCTTCTACTAAGTTTTTTATATATTCTTTGTTTTTGTTGTTTAAATTAGATATCTGTTGTAATATACTCTTTTTACTATTTGTACCCCCTGTTATATATTTTAATACTTCATAAAATAGCGGTCGTTTTCCTCCCATAATTTTTGAAGCTATTATTGCTGCTTTAGGGTCAATGTCTATTCTTGATTTTATTATTATATTTTTTATTATCTGATTATCAAAAGATGGGCTGTTTTCCTTGAGTATTGTTCTTCTACATACAGCACACGTTGGACTTTCTATACTTGTATCATACCATCGATCTATACACTTTTTACAATATGTATGTCCGCATCTTAACGTCTTTTTATTATTGTTATTTCTCATGGTTTTAATGCATATAGGACACGTGTTATTCATTTATCTTATACATATTTTTTATTTCTATTATTACATATAGTATATACGATATTATCATTAAATCCATAACTGATTTCATCAGCTCTTTTATTGTTTTTGTTTTGAAATTTTTTATCGGTATTTTATATTCCGTTATTATGTATTTTAACGCATATATTCCTATTACCATCTCTATCATTATCATTATTACACAATTCATTTATCTTACATACATATTTTATTCATCTTTACTAAATTCTTTTTGATATTCTTTCGCTTCTTCTTCTGTTTTGAAATTTGCTATTGTTTTGTCTTTATATATAAAACTATATGATGTAGGTGGTTTATTTTTCCATTGATTTGCACGTACGCGTCCAACAATATTAGGTTTTTCTGGTAATTCATTGTGATATTTTTCTGGATCTTTACTGTATTCTTTCTGATATTCTCGTGCTTCTTCTTCTGTTTTGAATGTGAATACTCTATATTTATTATTTTTTTGTATATAAAAACGATGAGAAATGGTACCATTTTTTTTTTCTCTTTTTTCTAATTTACCTAAAACACCTTTTTTTTTAATAATATTTTCTCTTGTAATTTTTCTTTGTATTTCTTTTGTACTTTCAGTTCGTTCTTCTCCTCTACCACCTCCAGAAGATAGATTATATCCATTAGGATATACACAATTAAATTCTTTTATATAATATTTTTCCATTTCTCCTAATTCGTTATTAGGTCCTTCCCATAATATTTCTTTTTTAAAATTTTCAAATCCGTATTCATTAATTGCTTCTTTCAGTTTTCTACAATTTGAACAAATTTTTTTATGACCTTGTAATCTTTCTTGAAATGTGTTTATTGTTTGACCTACATATATTTTAGATGATGGTGATGTTAATTTATAAATAATTCCCATATGATTTTATGAATTTATATCTTTAAGTTTGTTTAAAAAATTTTACTAAAAATTTATATACATTATTTTACATACTTAAAGAGAAGTATCTAAAAAAATGTATGCGAAGAGTGGGATTCGAACCCACGCGGAATTGAATCCAGCTGTTCTTAAGACAGCCCCGGTGACCAGGCTACGGTATCCTCGCTCTCTCCATAACCTTAAAAGATATAGAGAAAAATACATATCGTTTGCTTTTAGAATTACCCAGAATATACCACGAGGAGGTAGCAAACATAATATTCCAAAACGACCCCGGTGAGTTTCGATCTCACTACCCTTTCGTTAACAGCGAAAAACTCTCCCGATTGAGTTACAGGGTCTACAGACTATTTTCATGTATTTTGGAAATATTCCCAGCCGGTATTGATCCGGCTTCTTCGTGTTTCATATGTATTTTACTACATTAATGTATAAAATGTATTATAAGCACGATATTCTTACCAGTGAACTATGGGAACTTTACATGAAAATACGAAAACATTAGCGTTATCCAGGATAGGCCACGAGGAGGCTGTTTTCATCTATCCCACTTATAAATAAACAAGAAAAGAAATTCTTAAGTAGTTTTAAAAGAAGAAATCAGATTCTTAAATAAACAAGAAAAGAAATTCTTAAGTAGTTTTAAAAGAAGAAATCAGATTCTTAAATAAACAAGAAAAGAAATTCTTAAGTATGTTTATAAAGTTTTATAAAGTTATACTAAAAGAAGAAATCAGATTCTTAAATAAACAAGAAAAGAAATTCTTAAGTATGTTTATAAAGTTTTACTAAAATAAGAAATCAGATTCTTAAATAAACAAGAAAAGAAATTCTTAAGTATGTTTATAAAGTTTTACTAAAAGAAGAGTTCAGATTCTTAAATAAACAAGAAAAGAAATTCTTAAGTATGTTTATAAAGTTTTACTAAAAGAAGAGATCAGATTCTTAAATAAACAAGAAAAGAAAATCTTAAGTATGTTTATAAAGTTTTACTAAAAGAAGAGTTCAGATTCTTAAATAAACAAGAAAAGAAATTCTTAAGTATGTTTATAAAGTTTTTATAAGAAAAGAAATTCTTAGTATGTTTATGATTTCTTTAAAATAATATAGAAAAAAAAAATAAAAATAAAACGCAAGATAAATTAATATAAAAAAATTTGTGAATGTATTATAAATGATAGCAAGTGCGCCAAAAATGAATTTAAGCGATATATTTTTTGAACCAAATAAAGTAAAAAAAGTTATAGAAGAAATGGAAAAAAATAAATATATGAAGGGAATTACAGGTAAACCGAAAACTATAAGAAAACACGAAGGTATAGTACAAAGAGGAAGCAAAAAAGGTAAATTAAGACCTGGATACAAATATGTAGCGGGAGAAAAAAACAACAATGGATATACAAAAATAGTCAAAGTAAGTCCAAAAAAATAGAAGAAAGAATAAATGTATGTGATAATAACAACAAATGTAGGAACAACAGACCTAAGAAAACAACAATATGAAAGAGGTATTACATCTATAAAGAGAGAAATGAAAGGAGTAAAACTAATAATAATAGAAAATGATGGGAATAGATATATGGAAAGATATAGAGATGAAACGTGTGAAATATATTACACAAAAAATAATGAAATGAAAACAAATAAAGGAAATAAAGAAATAAAGGATATACAAGATTGTATAAAAGAATATAAAATAAACGACGAAGAGTTTATAATAAAAATAACAGGAAGATATATTATAGAAAAAGGAAGTAAATTTTTACAAGAAATAAATAAAGGATATGAATGTGTAATTATGTATGGATCATATATGCAACCAAATAGAAATAATGAAGAAGATTGTGTAACAGGATTAATAGGAATGAAAGCGAAATATATAAAAGAAATAAAATATACAGAAAACGAAGGATGTATAGAATGGTCATGGGCAAAAACAAGTCAAAAGATAAAAAATAAATGTGTATTAGATGAATTAGGAATAAATATGTGTCCTGGTTCAAATGTATATTTCTATATATAGGAAAAAATGAATATAGACAAATGGAAAAAAGAATGGAAAATAAAATGTTATAAAAACGGGTATAAGAGTTTGTTTAATACACAAAGTATGGAAGATTTATTAAGAAGATACAACGGTGATGTAAAAAAATATAAAAGAATAAGAAGGTATTTATTTAATAATGAAAATAAAGAAGAAATAGAAGAATTGCTATTTTATGGGTATGAAAATGAAAGAGTATTTGAATTTCAATGGAAACAAGCAAATACAAGAGATAAAAGAAGAAAAATGTTAAACGAATTATGTACCTTAGAATCTTATGGTAGATATTATGATGAATTTGACGCATTAAAGAAATATCCAAATGAATATTGTGTAGCTTTATATGAAGATGAAGAAGATGAAATAATGAATGATATAGCAATAAAAATACAAAAACATATAAAAGGTTATTTAACAAGAAAGACAATAGGAGTGTATAATCCAAATTGTGAAATGGGAAAAAAATTTTTGAGAAAAATGTTTAAATATATATGATAAAAAAAAACTAATATAAATGAAAAATATATTAATAACAGGTGGATGTGGATTTATAGCATCAAACTTTTTAGATGTAATGACTAAAAAAAATCCTAATTATAATTATTATAATATCGATAAATTAGATTATTGTAGTAAAAAAGGTAATTTTATAAATAGAGATAATTATACATTTATATACGGAAATATATGTAATATAGACTTAATAATGTATATATTAAATACATATCAAATAGATACAGTAATAAATTTTGCTGCACAAACACATGTAGATAATTCATTTGGAAATAGTCTGTCATTTACAAAAGATAATGTAATAGGAACACATACGATATTAGAAGCATGTAAAGAATATGGATATATTGAAAAAATAATACATATATCAACAGATGAAGTATATGGAGAAGTAGATTTAGAACATGAAGGGTGTTATGAAAAATCGTTATTAAATCCAACAAATCCATATGCAGCAACAAAAGCAGGAGCGGAATTTATTTGTAAAAGTTATTATTCATCATTTAAATTACCAATAATAATAATAAGAGGAAATAATGTATATGGTCCAGGACAATATCCAGAAAAATTAATACCCAATTTCATAAACAAATTATTAAATAAGGAAAAATGTACTATACATGGAAATGGTGAATCACGACGTAATTTTATACATGTATATGATGTAATATCAGCA